CGCCCATGGCCACGATCAAGCCGGTACACGTCGGCAAGCTGCTTGACGAACTGGCCGGCACGCCGGTGCTGGCCAACCGCATCAAGGCCACGCTCTCGCGCATGTGGAACTGGGCGCGATCACGCGGCAAGACGGACCTACCCAACCCTTGCACCGGCGTCGAAGGCTACGCCGAAGAAGTGCGCACAGTCCTGGTCACGGCGGAAATGTTCTGGGCGATCTACGATCGCGGCGACCAGGTGCTGCGAGACTGGATGCGTCTGGACATCGTCATCGGCCAACGGGTCAGCGACATCACCAGAATCATGCGCACAGACGTGGTGACTGACGGCGACAAGAAGGATGCACTGCGGTACCGATCGACCAAGACGGGAACGCTCGGCCTGATGGCCGTCGAGCGCGACCTGAAGGCGCTGATCGAGGAACTGAAGGAACGCAAGCGGAAGGCGACCGGCCCCTGGCTGCTGCAGACGGACGAGGGCCAGCGAGTAACCCACGCCATGTTGCGCAATCGATTCGACGACGCCAGAATCAAGGCGAGGGAAGATATTGGCGAAGCCTTCATCGACTGGCAGATGAGGGATCTGCGCAAGACGAGCCTCAACCAGGCAGCCACGCTCGAGGAGGCGCGCCGACGCGGATTGCATACCGACCCGCGCACAACCGCACGTCATTACGAGGTGCGAATCGACACGCTACCGGGATCGATCCCGATGCGGCCAGAGGAGGCGGAATTACTGACATCTGTCAGTAATTCAGACAAAAAAACGGGCTAGCGCAATGCTAACCCGTTGAAGTATTGGTGCTGTTGGCCGGAATCGAACTGGCGACCTACTGATTACGAAGCAGACGCCAAAACCCGACAAAACAGCGACTTAGTTATATTCTGTCAGTAATTCAGGCAGCTATTATACCCGCGTGGTTGCGCCGTTCTCGTTGGAATTACTGACAAGAATTCGCCGCCCACGCACCCCGCATCGACTCAGAGTCCTTGCGCTTCCCGAGCCAGGCCGCGTAGGCCGGACCATCGAACGCCACCAGCTCCGCGCCATGATTCGCGGCCAGGTCAGCGGCTACCGAGCAATGCGGACGCCACAGCAGCGGATCAAATCCTGGCACCGTGGCCCAATCGTCGGCGGACTGGTACCACACCAGCCGAATACCCTCAGCCGGGCCGTGCTGGGCCTGAATCTCGGCCATGGCGTTTTGAGCCGTAGCCAGCGCCTGGGCACGCCAGGCCAGCAGGCGCTGGACGGTTTCGATCACATCGGCCGGAATGGTCCGTTCGCCACGCTCCCAGAATTGCCACGAGCGAGGCGAAACACCGCCGATCATCGCAGCGGCCTCCTCGACAGTGAAGAAGAGCAGGCGCCGCAGCGCCTGCAGGGTGGCAGGGGTCATGTGAAGTCGGTCAGATCGCAATTGAGCGCGTAGCGTACATCACCGAAGTCGATCACCGAGAGCTGGCGGCGCTGATCGCCCTTGCGCGGCTGAACTTGACTGAAGGCCACGAATTTGAAGCCGGCGATCTCGCCGAACTTCTCGCGGGTGCACTCGTTGTAGCCGTTTGAAGATTGCACGAACTGGTCGATCGTCTCGTGCGTTTCGACCGCTTCGATCATCCACTCGCCGCCGTTGTAGTCGACATCGAACAGCTCGTTGTTGGTGGCGACTGCGAAGGCTTGAAGTTGTGTGTTCATGGTGTTCTCCTGGAGTAGGAACCGCCGGTTGCGATTCACTATGATTAGATCATAGTTCGCGTTTGCGAACAAGTCAAGTCCTTTCGAGAATTTTTTTGCAGCATCAAACCCCACCCACCGTCCCTGATCGCTCATCCCCCGGCTGGCCAGCTCCTCGCGGGCGATTTGGTTGAGGTCGATCTCGCCGCGCGCAACGGCGGCCAGGACCTCGACGTCGGCGATCTGGATGAATCCGATCTGGTCCACCGTGAATTCCCCGCTGGTGTATTGGCTCATGACCGACTCCCGGCAGCCGCCTGCTGGCCAGCCTGGTAGGCCGCTTCCAGGGCCGCCTTGAGGCGCCAGACGGCCACGTCGTGGAAGTCCAGACGGTCAGAGCGCTGCGTCTCCAGGGTATCGATATCGAGGGCGGTTTTGGCGATCTGCTGCAGGGTCTGGTCCATGGTGGGCTCCGGGCGCGTTGGCGACGTCGGCAGTAACGCTCTGGTGCCGGCACAAGTCAAGCGGTTCCAGTCAAAATAATTGCCCCAGGTCCGAGATCTCCCAGTTGGTGATCACCAGCTCGCGGCTGGCGCGGTGCGAGTCGGCGGTACCGACCGAGTAGGTGATCTCCAGATCGTGCATCACAAGGCCCTCGAAGGCCTCGCGGATCTGCGGGTGGTCGTTGATGCTGACCATCATGCGGCCCTTGATGGTGCGCATGGCGCTGGCCAGCGCCTGGTATTCGCTGAAGGGAAACGGCACGCCATAGCCCTCGGTCTGCCAGTAGGGCGGGTCGGCGTAGAAGAAGGTGTGCGCGCGATCGTAGCGTGTCAGGCAATCCAGCCAGGGCAGGTTCTCGACGGTGGTGCCGTTGGCCAGGCGCAGGTGTGCGGCCGAGAGGCTCTCCTCGATACGCAGCAGGTTGATCGCTGGCACCGTGGTGGAGGTGCCGAAGGACTGGCTTTCGACGCGACCACCGAAGGCGTGGTGCTGCAGGTAGTAGAAGCGCGCGGCGCGCTGGATGTCGGTGAGCGTCTCGGGCTTGGTGTCCTGCAGCCACTTGAACACCTGGCGACTGGTCAGCGCCCACTTGAACTGGCGGACGAACTCTTCGAGGTGGTGCTGCACCACGCGATAGAGGTTGATCAGCTCGCCGTTGACGTCGTTGAGGATCTCGACCGATGCCGGCACCGGGCGCAGGAAATAGAGCGCGGCGCCGCCGCAGAACAACTCGACGTAGCACTCATGGGGCGGGAAGAGTGGAATGAGGCGATCGGCCAGGCGGCGCTTGCCGCCGAGCCAGGGAATGATGGGTGCAGACATGGTGAGCCCTCGAATCTGGTAGGCTTCGGCCCGCCACGCGCGTGGTGGGTAGGCCTTGGCCAAGGCTCACAGGTGCATGCCTGTGGGTTGCGGCGGCCGGCGGGGTGGTGACACACCCTGCCGGTCGCCTACTCTTTTATCGACGCCGCCGTCGAAGCGCTGCCGATCGGCAGCGCAATATTCCGGATCTCATTTCACACAACCCTCCAGCGCCGTGCGTATCTCCAACTCGTAAGCCTGCCGCGCCTTGCGGTCGGCCCACAGCGTTTTGCCCAAGGTGAAGATGTCCTCGTCGCCCGTAAGCGTGTCGGCCGGGAATACCGGCTTGGCGGGCACCGGTGCATCGCACGCGGTGGCCACGGCGACCTTGACCGTACCAGGCGCGGTAGCTGTGCCAGCGCATCCGGCCAGCGCGATCGCGGACAGCGCCGCCAGACACATTGATTTATGTGCGCGCATCACCTTCCCCTTTCCTTGCGTATTTCGCCGCGCAGGTAGAGTTCGATGCTCTTGCACAAGTCGGCGGGATCGGTCGGCTTGGCGTTGAGCGCGCCGATCGCAGCGCCCTTCAGCGCCGACACTTCGCCCGATTGCGCGGCGAGCTTGGCCACCAGGTCGGCATGGCGGCGCTTGCCGGCGGTTTCGAGATCGGTCACGCCGGCCGTGCAGGCCTCCGCGGCGGCCTGAGTATCCTTGGCCAATTGCTCGGTCTTGGCGCTGACGGCGATCTGCTTGTCGCGGTCGTGAAACAGCCAGGCGTTACCGGCGACGGAGATAGCGAGCAGGATCGCGAGCAGGATGGTCGGATTCATATCACGCCTCGCTCGCACTGGTTTCCGCCGTGCCGATTTGCAGCACATGCGACAGAATCGGCACATCCACCGGCCAACGGTAGCCGGTCACGCGATCCTGCGGAAACGCCTTCACGCTCACGCTGTCGCCCTGGTTGCCGCCCAGCACCAGCAGTTTGCCCGCCGCGTCCATGCCGACCACGAACCCGACATGGCCGCCGCCCTCGCGGCTGAACACTACGATGCAGCCATGCTGCGGCCCGTCGAGCCGCACGCCCCAAGTGAGATAGCTCGCCGCCGACTCGAAGCGGCTGCTGCGGATGCCGGCGCGTTCCAGACAGGCACCGACGAACGCCGCGCACCACGGCACCTCGTCCGACTGGATGCCGCTGCGCTTGATCGCGCGCCACATGTCGAGGATCTCCGGCGCGTGGTCCGGGCCGTGTATTTCATGCAGCCCGACCAACGGGCGGGCGATGGCGAGCCATTGCGGATCGATCATCATGGTTTCTCCTTTCGATTGTCGCGGTCATGTCGGTGCCCGCAAAACATCGCCCAGCCACCGACGGCGATCAGCACAACGGGAAGAATCAGCGCGAGGATGACGACGGTATTCATCGCTCAGCCCCCCGCCCGGCCGATGCCGAGTGCGCGCTGGATGACGCGCTCCAGGCCCGAGGTTCCCAGGCTGGCGAGAGCGGCCGCCACGCCGATCTGCGCGATCGGCGGCACGCCAGGGAAAGCCAGCAGTACCACGCCCGCCGCCATGGCGATGCCTGCTGTGGAGAGGCAGCGGCCGATCACAATGCGCCGCGTCAGGATTTCCTTGCTGGCCAGAAGCTGGCCAAGGCCAGTCAGCGTGCCGATCAGGCCGAACAGAAGCGCCTGTGCGATGGCCTCGCGCCATTCGGTGGCGGCTTGGACGATTTTTTCAGGCACCATTCTGTCCTTTCAAGTGGGTATTCAAAACCAGCTCTCGTTGCCCTTCGTCATCCTCGATGCACTGCTGGCAGTGATCCATCTTCCAGCCCTGCCAGATGAACAGCAGGTTGATGACCACCGCCAGCGGGTACGCCAAGATGCTGATGAGCACTCCATGATCCCCGCGCAGGCACTTCCCCACCCGCGATGAAAATGTCTCGTCGGGATCACCGCCGATGATCGTGTTGCACAGTTGATCCACGGCGAGGAACAGGTTGTGGAAGTACTCGTACATCACACGTTGAGCGGCCACAGCGCGGCCTGCGCTTGTCCAGCAAGGATCAGCGCCTGAGTCAGCTCGGCTTCGGTCACCGGCGTCACGGTGTTGTCGGCCAGCGTCCAGACGATGGTCGGCACGCCGGCGGCGCGCAGGCCGAGGATGGCGCGGGCCATGCGGGTCTGGCTTTGCTCGTCGCCGTCGAACGTCTTGTCGCCCACCGTGACGGCGATCGCGGCGACGGCGGCGGCGCGGGCGACTTTGGCGGTGGCTCGGGTATGTAGTGCCGCTCTATTTTGATTGATCGTAATCACATAGCCTCCTGCGGGAATTCGTTGCTCTCTGCGCCAACGCCGTCGGTGAGGGTGGCGACATCAACTTCCCATGCCGCGCGGAAGGTGCGGTCGGTTGGAATGTCGGCGACATCGACGATCTTGTAAGGCTTGCCCGCCGGCACATCCTTCTGCGCGATGGCCTCGATCCCGTATTTATTGAGGGCTTCTGGTGACGGAATAATGATGACAACGCCGCCTGCGTTGTTTTGAAAAATAATGCGCGTATTCATCGGGGGTCTCCTTGCGGTAGTAGTTAGCGGAAGAAGGCAATATCAACGTAGGACCAATCAGTTACCGATCCGCCGGAGTTGATGGTCCGCACCCTGGCGGCAGACGCCGTCCGAGCGTCGGTGCCGTTGTAGGAGTTGAAGACCGACTGCGTGCTGCCGACAATGGCGTAATTCGCATCAGGCAGTGCCGCCGTGAAATTCACGGTGTAATCGCCGGTCCCGTGGTCAGTAATGCTCGACACGTTGCCGCTACCATAAATCGAAACAGTTCCGGTGCCGTTGAAAAACACCCATGCACAGCATTCAAACATTGGAGCAGACTCGCCGGTGTTCAGTGCGCCGGTGATGCTGATCGCCGTCATGGTGTGCACGCCGGACTGTGAGCCGGTGGTGTTGATCGCGGCACCGCTCTGCGTCGCGGCGAGCTGGAAGCTGTTGGCGTCTACCGGAATTACAAAGTAAGTCGTGGCTGCCGCAAGGCCCGTGGGCAGCGCTCCGGTGGTGGAGAGCTGTACCTGCTGCCCCGCCATCAAGCCGTGGGCATTCCAGGTCACCACGCCCGGTGTGGCGATGGTGATGGTGACGGTCGCTTGCGCATACACATCGACCGAGTAGGCCAGCTTGTCCTTGGCGCGCGCTGTGGTCGTGAGCGTCGGCGCCGTACCCCCGGCGAACTGCCAGCCCCACTGGTAAGCCAGCGTGCGGCTGCCGGTGCTGTCCTGGTAGATGTCGATCGCGCCGGATTGGCCGGCGACCAGGTTGCTCGGATTCGCCAGGGTGCGGTTGCCGCCGAGCTGCACCCGGTACTGGTTGGCCAGTGCGAAGTCCGGCGTGATCGTCGCGCCATCGGTGAGTACGACGTAGGCGCCGCGCTGGGCGGCGCCGAAGGTGTTGGCGACGTTCTTCTTCACCGTGTTGGCGTCATACGCCTGCACGTCGGTGCCGATGACCAGGCCGGTGGCCAGGCTCATGACATCGATCCATCCACTGTTGGCGGTATTTCGGCGCTTGAGAATGCCAGCGGTAGTATCGGCCCACCATTGGTGGGCGTAAGCGGTAGCCGGCGCCGTGGCGCCGCTGCTGTTGGCTACCAGCGCCGCGAGGGCGTCGTTGACGTCGGCTCGAAGGGTGGGGAAGTTCGCGTTTGCGATGATCATGTCATGTTGCGGCATGGCGGGGTCCTTTAGGCAATTTGCTCAGCCGCGACGCGCAACTGAGTGATCTTGATGGTGTAGTTCAGGTCGCCGCTGGTCAGGCGGGCGCGGAAATCAAAGCCGCGGGCGACGAATTCGGCGGCGTCGAGCCGCTTCCAGGCAGACCACGTCGGGGTGCCGGCGGGGTCGTCGTCGGTCTCGCGCGCTTCGACCCAGGCGTCGACCGGCGCGCCTTCGGTGCCGTCGAACAGCCCGGCGGCATCGTCGAACAGCCCGGCCGTTTCGTCGAAACTGGTCGATACGTTGACCGCCGAGGCGGCGATCAACGAGGTCAGGCGAACGCGCGACACGACGCCCAGGTCCATGCCGGCCGCGAAGTCATAAGTGCCAGCTGCTGCCACGCCACCGAAGTAGTCGAAGAGGCCGGCGGCATCGTCGAAATTGCCCGTCGCGGCATCGAACAGCGTGTCGCTGCCCAGTTGCAGATCGACGCCGTCGACGTAGGTGCTGGAATGCGTGCCAAGGAAGTCGTCGTCCTCCTGCACCGATGACAGCGTGCTCCACGCCAGCGCGGTGGCTTGTTTGGTGCTGATGCTGGCGGCGGTGACGGAGGGCCGGCCGCCGCTGTCTTCAGCCTTGAGCAGGTAGGTGCCGGCCTTGAGCGGCAGCACCAGCACGGTGGCCGTGCCGGCGCCGGCTTCGCCGATGCCGGTGCTGGTTTCCCATGTCGCGCCGGAAAGGCTGGGCGAGTGCCGCGCACGAATCGCGCCGCCCTGGCGCACATCGAGATCCGGATGCAGCGCGAAGGTGAGGATGGCCAAGCCGCCGGCGGCCTGGATACCCAGCCCCGTAATGTCCGCTGGCGGCGCTGTGAGGCCGAGGATTTCTTTGGCGCGGGTGGCGGAATACGCAGACGAAACACCCATCGAATTGCGGGCGCGGACGCGGAATTCATACTGCCCCGGCGCGATGTCGTTGATGTCGATCGCCAGCGCGGCGGAGGCCGGCAGCACTACCCACGCGCCCCCGGCGACGCGGTACTCGGGCAGGTAATCGCGCACGAAGGCATCGGTGACCGCCGCCCACGACATCGTGGCGCGGGCCTTGACGCCCGCCGATCCAGTGGTCTCGAACAGGGCTTCGGCGACGTCGGGCGTGCCGGGGGCGGCGACGGTGTAGGGGTCGGGCAGGTTGGTGTCCGGCGCGGGGTCGACAATGGTTTCTTCGCCGGAATTCCAGTCGAAGACGCTCGACGCCGTTTCGCGCAGCACCATGTCGCAGCCGATGCGAATGCCGTCGTCTTCTTCGAACACCAGCCCGGCCTGCTCGACTTCGAAGACCTTTTCGGACCAGCCCAGCAGGGTGAAATCCAGCTTGACGGTATCGCCAGGCTGCAGGCGGTAGCAGGTGAATTTCCCCGGCCAATCGACACCGATCTGCTGGCGCACCTGCTCCAGCTCGATCTTGGCGATGCGCTGCGCGGTGGCGGCGCTCTTGGTGAAGGGCAGGTCCAGCTCGCGCCAGGAGCGCTCGCCTTCGTCTTCAGCGAGGTAGGTGGCGTTGGTGATCGGCGGGAAGTCGGTCGACTGCCAGTAGTTGTCTTCCGAGACGTACAAGCCCTTGACGCCGTTGGCCAGATCGGCACCAGACAGCCGCGGGGTGATGTGCGGCACGGCGCGGACGTCGCCTTCATTCAGCGTGATGGTCGGCGTGGCGTAGGCCGCCGGATGCAGGCGCCAGACGCCGCCGATGTAGCGCGCCTTGCCGGCGTTCGCCGTCAGCATCCGCCCCAGCGGGGTGCGCGGTTCGGCATTGACGAAAAAGCTGCCGTTGAGCGTGTAGCGTTTTTCGGTGCCGCCGGCGGCGAGGTTGACCGGCTCGTCGTCGATGTTTGCCGCCGCGATCAGCTGCGGCTCGTCGATCTCGACGGCATAGACGGAGCCGAGCCCGGCGGGGGCGTCGCAGAGGAAGTCGGCCTGGCACAGGCTGGCGTTGTCGCTCCACACCTCGGTCGCGGTGCGCGGGTCATAGACCTTCTTGCCCTTGATGATGGCGGTGATGTTCGGCAGGCCGGTGGGGAAGATGTCAGGGCTGAAGGTGAGACGCACGTAAATCTTGGTGCGGCCGCTCTGGCGCCAGGTGTCGGTCCACTTGCCTTCGGATTCGGCCACCAAGTCGGGGAAGGGCTGGCCGGCTTCGGCACCGAGCGACTTCTTGATGCGCACGTAGCCGGCGTAGCGGCCGGTGGCGTTGCCGTCGACATCGAGCGGCACCACCTCGTCGTTGAACTGGATGGCCTCGATCTCTTCGCAGACATGTCCGGCGAAGGTGATCACGATGTGGAGCTTGTCGTCCGCGCTCTCATGCATGAAGGTCAGCGCGCCGGGCACGCGGTCGCGGCCGTAGATGTACCGCCAGTGCGAGATCGGCTGGCGCACGGTGACCAGGTTGTCGCGCAGTTCCTGGACGAATTGCTGCTGGCCCTGGCTGGTGTCGGAGGAATCGGAGAAGGCGGCGTTGACCGCCATGGATGTCAGGCCGCCGGCCACTGCGCCGAGGATTTGATTCGCCAGCACAGTTTCAAATATGGCGGCGCCGACCACATACTCGGAGACAGCTGAAGCGGCCACCGCGGCAACAACAGAGGTAGGCATCAGCCGATCCTCCACGAACACAGCAGGCCGGCATGCTCGATGCCGACGGTGAGCGGTCCTTCAGCGGCCATCAGCACTACGTCGCGGCCGACGCAGACGCCCAGATGGTCTTCGCCCTGCTCGTCGCGGTACAGCAGCAGGTCGCCGCGCAGGGCCGAGAAAGTCGGCGCTGGCGACACGGCGAGCGTGGCCGTCACTGCTTCACCCAGTGAGGGCGCGATCTTGGCGATGGTCACCAGCGCCTGCCGCTTGGTTTTGTAGCCGCGTTTTCCACTAAAGCGCGGCCAGAAGTCGACGCCGGTCAGCGCCTCGACGGCGGCGCAAGCCAGGCGCAGGCAATCGTTCTCGCCCAGCACGTAGGGCCGCCCGGCGGCGGCTTCGATCACGGCGGCGAGCCGTGATTCCCATCCGTCGCGCCTCATCGCCGCCCCCAGGTGAATTGTGTGTCCTGCAGGCTGGGCACTTGATCGAAGCCCTTGTCGCCCGGGAAATCGATTTGCTGGTCTTCCGAGGTGTAGCGCCGCTCGCGCCGGCGCGAGGCGTCGATCAGGCGCGATTCGTAGGCGACGGAAATCACGGTGTGCGACGGGTCGGGCACGATGTCCGGTTTGTCGGCGCGGCCCTTGAAGCACAAGAAAGGATCGGCGATCAGCGCGTTGTTGCTGTCGAGCAGGCCAAGCCAGACGCTGCCGGATTTGCCGCGGCGCACCTGGGCCAGCGCCACCTGGATGAGCGCCGGCAGCTCGCCGTTGAGCGAGATGGTGAAGTTGATTGCCTGCAGGGCCGAGACTTCCTGGATGGCGGATATCCGCAGCATCTGGCCGCTGCCGGTGAAGGTGTTGCCGTTCCAGACCAGCGAGCCGTGGCCGGAGAACAGGCGCACGGTGCCGCCAGCGAACTCGCCCTCGTAGAGGATCAGCGGTCGCAGATTGCCGGTGGCCATGGCGGCGAGCATGCCGGCGGTAAGTGCGCGCGCCATGATTACAAGGCCTCCACGCAGTTGAAGCCGAGGCCGATGGTCATGGCGGCGCCGATGTCGTAGCTGCGCGAATTGCCGGCCAGCCGCCACAGGCCCTTGGCATTGCTGACCACGATGGCCTCGTTGTCGGCCGGCGCGATGCGCGGGCCGGGCCACAGCTCCAGCGTGGCGTTGCCGCTGCCGTCGCTGTTGGCATCCTGCAGCAGTTTGTGCAGCCGCGACGACGTGCTGGTGCCGAGCTGTATCCAGTCGCCGGTTTTGAGGATGCCGGTGGTGCTGATGGTCCAGCCGTCGGTCAGCAGGGTGCCGCCGGTCTGGGCGGCACCCTTCACCAGCGGCGTGCCGGTGGCGACGCCGCGCGGCGTGGCGCCGATGGGGTCGCCCATCAGGAAGGTGCCGCGCCGCCCGCGCAGGGTGGCGAGGAAGGCCACCCACTGCTCGGCATCGGCGCGGGCCATGCGCCCGACCTGCACCGCGGCCTCGAAGCGCTTGCCGGCGTGCTCGAAGGTCTCCTGCGAGAGGGTGAAGGGCGATTCGCCGACGCCGACCACGTCGACCATGGTGATGGTGACGCCGGAGATGCCGCCGACCGAGGGCAGCGAGAGGGGGAAGGTGATCGCCATTACCCGCCCCGCACGCGGGCCTGGCCCATCACGTTCAGGGCGCGCCGCTCGATGGAGCCGTTGACCGACATCACCAGTTGTTCGAGGCGCGCGACGGCTTCGACGGAGGCGCCGCGCATGTCGACGGTGAAGTGGTTGCTGGTGCCGCCGCCGATCAGCTTATTGTTTGGCGTGATATTGCCGGAGGCCCCCGGCGTGAAAAGCTCCGGTCCGCGCTCGCCGACAATATAGGACTGCCCGCCGGAGACCGGGCCGCCTTCGGCCTTGAACAGATTGCCGAAGTCGATTTTCCCCAGGGCACCACTGAGGGCGTTGCCAAAGGGTTCGGTGATGCTCTTGCGCATGATGATGCGGCTGATGTCCTGCCCCAGCGAGCGGATCACGTCGATGGCTTCCTTGCCGCCGACCACGGCGTCTTCGAAGGCGCTGGTAAACGACAGCCCCATGTCGCGGGCGAAGTTGCCGTTCTCTTTCATCGCTTCGCCCAGACCGTTCATCTTGTCGATGGCCTTGTCCATGGCCTCGTTCACCGCCCACTCGGCTTCGAGGGCCTGGTCGGTGCTCAGCAGGCCGTTGGCGCGCAGATTGTTGATTTCGTCGAGCTGCACCCGGTACTGCTGCAGGGGGTCGGCCATGCCGATGTATTTTTCGCGCAGCTTGTCGAGCGCGGCGGCCTCGGCTTCGGCGGCCTTGTCGCGCTCGTCGAAACCGGCGCGCTTGGCCTTTTCGTTCATGACAGCGAACTTGAGGTCGAAGTCGCCTTCCGGGTCGAAATGATCCTTTTTTTTCTTCTTGTCCTTGTCGTTTTTGGATTCGTAACCGGCCAGGCTCTCTTTTTGCCGCGCCCGCAGATCGCGGGCGTCCAGATGACTGGTGCCGGACCACTGATCCTCGGCGGCCTGTCGCTGAATGGTTTTGTAGTACTTCAGACGCTGCTGCGCGGTGTCGATGCCGACCTGCACACTGGTGGCGCTGGCGCCCGCACCGAACTTCAACTGGCGATCACGATCCGCTTCAAGGCTAGCGATTTCCTCCTTCAATTCCTTGATGCGCTGCCCGGCATTGGCCTTGGCATCGCCGATGCCCTCGCCCAGCCCGCGCACGCCGATGCCGGTCAAGGACTGAAAGAATCCATAACCGGCATCGCGCGCGGCGTTGAAGTTCTTGATGACCTCATTCAGTGCGCCGACCAGCGGAACGGCCAGGCTGCGCGTCAGATCGTCGGCAGCCACTTTTACCGCGCCGAGATTCTTTTCAAACTTCTCGGCGGCGGCAGATTGTTCGGTGGTGACTTTGGCCACCAACTCGCCTTTTTCAGCGAGGTCTTCGAGGTAGGGAATGGCCGCAGCGCCGCTCTTGCCCAGCAGGTCGAGCATGAGCGCAGTCTTGGCGCCGCTGTTTTCGTACTTGTTCAGCGCCATCGCCACCTTCAGCATGGCGTCGGCGGTGTCCATCTTGCGCAACTCTTCTGCCTTGAGCCCGAGCGCGGCCAGCGCATGCCCCGCACCCTTGGCTTCCTCATCGCCACCCGCCAGCGCTTTGGTCAAACGCACCATGGCGCCTTCGACCAGCCCGATGTCGTGCCCGCCGATCTTGGCAACATCTGCCAGGGCGGAAAACTTTTCGACGGTGGTGCCGGCCTTGGCGGCCATGTCGTCCAGTGCGGCCATGGCGCCGACGGCGTGCTTGACGATGCCGATCATTCCCGCGACTGACACGCCGACGCCGATCAACCCAAGCGCCGTCACTGCGCGGCTGGCTGCCGTCTGGACATTCTTCATGGCACCATCGACGGTGCCTTGAACTTTGGCCATGTCCTGCGACAGACGTGCCACATCCGCCCGCATGTCGATCAGCAGGCTGCCGATTTCCGTTGCCATGTCAGTCCTTGTCGAGGATCGCGCGGACGGCGCGATCGGTGCGGATCAGTGTTTCTGCTTCCCAGCCGGTGAGCGGCTGGCCGGTGATGCGTTGCCAGGCGGCGATGTCCTGCCAGCCGATGACGGCGGCGCCGAAGCCGGTACCGCCGCGCCCGGCATCGAGCTGCAGGTAGATCTGCCACAGCGGTTGCAGCGACACCGGCAGGGCCGGTACATCCAGTTCTTTCGGCCGTTGCCGCGTGGCGCGGGCGACGGCCTTGAGGTGATCGCGCAGCGGCTTGCCGTCGCCTTGCGGCTTGGCCAGCCGTGCTTCACCCTCCGCGTGTGCGATCAGGCGGGTGCGGAGGTCTCGATAAAATTTTCGGCGCGCGCCGCTTCGTTGAGCAGCTGATTCACCAGCCAGCGCATCGGCTCGGGGCGCAGCAGCTCGCGCACGGCGGCAGCGGAATACACCAGCGGCGCGCCATCGACCTTGATGCCTTCCCATCCGAAGACGATACGGGCGAGGAATTCGATGGCGGCTTCGTCGACCAGCTCCAGCGCGGTGTCGCCATCGAGATCGTCACGGCCGCGATCGGCGCGGGCAATGTCGAGCCGCGCCTGGCGCCGCGCCGGGTGGTCCGGGCTGGCGAGCGTGACGCGGGCGCCGAGCAAGTCGCCGGTGACCGGGTGGCGCAGATCCACCGTGGCCTGCAGCCGGCTGCGGATGGTGGCGAGGTCGACCACGTCCGCGCCGGAGAAAGTCGGCGCTGGCGATACGGCGCACGCGTCGACAACGTACTGCCGCGCGAAGACGCGGCGCCACAGACGATGCAGAAGGTTCATGCCGTGCTGTCCTGCACTACCAGCGTGGTCTGCTCGCTGCTGATGCCGGAGCCGCCTGCGCTGTTGTAGAGCGCGGTGAAGGGGAAGGTGGCGACCAGGCCCTTTTCGCCGTCGTCCTTGCCAGCGCCGCCGACCTTGATGCGCGGCAGCACCAGCGTCAGGAAATCGGCGGCGGCGGCGTTGCTGGTGGTGAGGGCGACGACCAGGGTGATCTCGTCTTCGTTGATGAAGTTGTCGCGCAGCGTGGCGTCGGTGAAGTAGGCCGTGAATTGCCCACTGACCGCGACACGGCCGGGCAGCAGCGCCGGGATGGTGTTGGCGCCGACCACCGGCTCGCCGGTATAGCCGCCGGCGATGCTTACCGAGAGCCCGGTACAGGTGGCGATCTGCACGCCGCCGACCAGCAGCGCGCCATTGACCGCCGCAACGATGCCGGTGGCGGTGGCGGCGGTCGGGGTGGTGTAGTACTCGGCGGTGCCGGTGGTGATGTCCTGGCCGACGAAGCCGAGGTCGATCTCGGCCATGCCGGTGGGCGGCAGGTTGATGCCGAGGGTATTGACCTTGCAGCCACGGAACAGCTCGGACTGCGCGACATCGGAATGCCAGTGCTCGATGCTGTAGGACAGATCGGTGTGGGCACTGGTGGGCACCCAGGTCTTTTTGCCAACCACCGTAACGGTGGCGGCGGCAATCGGGCCTTCCGCCGTCAGGGCACTGGCGTTGAGGACAATGCCGGTGATGACGGTCGCCGTGACATTGGTCGCCAGAATGTTCTTGTTCAGGTTGCCGGCGACGAAGCTGCCGGCGGTGAGGCGCACCACATCGCCGATCTTGACGCCGGCGGCGAGGAAGTCACCGGCCGAGCGCGTCAGGGTGTAGGGCCCGGCGCCGGCGACGGTGATCGACAAGCCGGTCATGGCCGAGGTGGTGGCCCAGGCTTTGCGCAGGGCGGCGGCGATGAAGTCCTTGTAGGTGCCCGGCGACAGCTCGCCCTTGATGTTGCCGCCGACGCGGCGCACACCGTGGCGCATGTCGGCGATTTGCATGTCGGCGCGGATCTCGCCGGACTGGTAGGTGTCTTTCGACAGATCGAGATTGGAGGACACCCGGCGCAGGACCTGGGCGCCGGTGGCACCGGGCGCGGTGCCGAAGGCGGATTCGACTTTGTAACGCAGTTGCTTGGCAACGCCGGCGGCGATGGTCATGGCTGAAACTCCTTAGCGAACGTACTGGACGATGAAATCGACGGGCTGCTGGTAGGTATCCACCAGCGCGTCGTAACTGCGGGGGCCTGCGGTGTCCTGTAAAACCGACTGCACATTGATGTTGCCGATGCTGCCGCTCTGCTTGTGACACGCGGCAATGACGGCGTCCTTGAGCGCCTTGACGCCGGCCGAGGTGGTGGCCAGGCAATTGACCTGAATGCGCCCGGTCATCGGCTCGGCGCCGGTGGTGATATCGATCGGCGGGCGCGGCGCGTCGTCGATCTCGGACCAGACGATGGCCGGCAGCGCATCGCCTTCCGGTCGCGTTTCCGAGTACAGACGCGTGGACACCAGCGCGGCGAGGCCGCTGCTGGCGTCGAGCAGGGTCTTGATGACGACTTCGGCGCTCATTTACGCGCCCTTCCGAGTTCTTTCGGCAACCGGGTGCGGATGTAGTCCGCCATGGCGTCGATGGCGGCGCGCCACTTGCCGTCGAAGGCGGGCCGCATGAAGGGCTTCTTCTTTGCGCCGGGGTGATCGATGACTTCCTTGAACAGGCCGGCGACAAACAGGCTCTTGCGATTCTTCGGCTTGATCCAGTGGCGGGCGGTACCAAACTCGACCAGGTGGGCGTACCAGGCTTTCTTGTCGCCCGCCTTCACCTGGGCGCGCACGATGCCGGTTTTCGACGAGACCCGCATCGATACCCGGATCGACTTGCGCAAGTCGCCCTGCTTGACCGGCACCTGCGACCTGGCCGCCTCTTCGAGAACCTTGGCGCCCGCGCGCAGACCACCGCGCAGGACGTTGCGTTCGATCTTGGCGGGCAGTTCCTGCAGGGTCTTGTGCAGTTCGGCGAGGCCCTTGATTTCGACACTGCTAGCCATTGCGATCTTCCACGACCAGCACGATGCGGCCTTCCCGGTGGTATTCCTCAACCCACTGCACCTTGGCAGTTGCCCCGTCGGCAAACCTGACGCGCAGCGCGGAGGTGATACCGCTGCGCCAGCGAATCGTGACGGCCTTGCTGAGCGCGGCGCCCACTTGCTGTGCTTGAGCGATCTGCTTGCCGGTCAACGGCTTGATTTCGGCCCAGACGGTGTCCACTACCGCCCAGGTTTCCACCGGCCCACCGACCGCGTCGCGCGTGACGGTGGCGGCTTCCAGGGTGATGCGCTGATCGAGGCGGCCGGCTTGCATGTCAGCCGCACCGGATGACGCGGTAGGCGTCGAGCAAGCCATCGACGAAGGGCAGCGGTTCCATCTTGACCACGCCGCTGGCTTCGCGGTTGGCGTACCAATGGCCGATCTGGATCAGCATCCACTGTTTGATTTCCTGCGGCACCGCGGCGGCGGCGCCGTACCCGGCGGTGAAGGCGATGGTGACGGCTTCCGGCACGTCGCGCGGACTGGGCCAGCTGAGGCCGTAGGCGGGTGCCACCAGGCCGAGCAATGCAGACGTATGGACGGTGTAGTCGGCGGCGTCGAGGGTGGTGAGCACGCCGGCGCTGTCGAGGTACTTGACCGACTGCACGGTGACCAGCGGCGGGTTGGGCAGGCTGATGGCGGCGGCGGGGAATGCGTCGAGCGTGTAGGACCACTGCTGCGTAATCAGGGCCCGCCCGGTGAGGGCTTCGGCCTGGCGGCGGGCGGCGGTGATCAGCGCGGTGAGCAGCGGATCGTCGGTGGTGTTGGTGCTGGGCGCGCCGGCACCCAGGCTGGCGTCGGCGATGTTGTCGGTGTAGGTGGTGGTGGTGTTGTCGGCCAGCGTGGCGAGCAGCAGGTAGGTGCTGCCGCCGGCCGTAGTGCGGTAGAGCTTGCGCGCGGTGACGGCGCTGCCGCCGAGCGGGATGGCGGTCAGTGCGACCTTGCCGTTCACCGTTTTGTCGGCCACGGTGACGGCAGCGGTCGGCGTGCCGGCCTGCGTTTCTCCGGCGGCGGTGACGAAGGTGACCAGCCAGCGGTGCGCACCGTTGTCGACGTTGCCGGGAGTGGCGGGCGCGATGATCGCCGCCGAGGGCGCACCGGGGGCCGGCTCCTGGTTGCTGCTGTCAAGGCGCAGGTGCGCCATGACTTCAGCCAAGGTAACCGGCTCAGTGGCGGGGGCGGTGGTGAGGGTGAGGCCCATGGGGTTACGCTCCTGCGCCGGGGCTGCGAACAGCCCCGGCGGTGAGATGCCTATCAGGCAGGCGGATTGGCAGCAGGCTTGAGTTGCGGGACCGTGATGGCGATCACGGCCAGGAGTGCAGCGCCGGTGTTGTTCGCCGGGGTGATGGTCAGCGTCACATAACGCTTGCTGCCCTTGTAGCCGATCTTGCGCAGGGCGTTGTCGTGAGTGAAGGTGAAGCTGGCGAGGACTTCCGTGCCCAGCAAGTCTTCGTCGGCAACAGCGTTTTTACCCGCCATGCCGGAGTCGGCGCTTTCTTCCACCAAGACGGTGAAGGTGGCATCGACGTCGGCGAGCGAGCCCAGGGCGATGGCAAAGACCAGGGCGGAGACGCCCTGCATGTCGATGATCTCGCTGGTCACGGCGGCATCGCCCGTAGCGTGGTCATACGGGCTGATGCCGCGTTTGAGGTTGATGTTGTCGAACAGATCGTTGTTGGCTTGCATGATTTTTCCTTTCGAGAAATGAGGGAACGGGGCGGCCAAAGCCGCCCCTGATCACCAAGTGGCGCTTAGGCCGAGAGCTTGAGGAACTTGACGGCCTCGAAGTTGATGGCGCCGCCGCCGGTCCGCTTCGTGCTGTAGAACACGACGTAGGGCTTGGCGGTGTAGGGATCGCGCAAGGTGCGCACGCCAATACGATCGACGATGGTGTAGCCCTCCTTGAAGTCGCCGAACGCCAGGGACAGCGAATCGGTGGCCAGCGCGGGGACGTACTGGTCGATCTTGACCGGATAGCCGAGCAGGCGATCCGGCACGCCGGCGGCCAAGCCCGGCTCCCACAGGTACAGGTCGCTGGTGGCACCCTTCAACTTGCGAATGGCGGTGCGCAATTCGCGGCGCATCAGCCAGCTGGCGCTCTGCAGGTACTGGTCCTTGAAGGCACCGATCAGGTCGAACAGCGGATCGGACTTGGTGGTGGCGTTGAAGCCACCGTTGGTGCCGGTCTTGACGTGTTCGAAGGTGCCCCAGGCGCGGGTGTCGTCGGCGGTCGCGGCGGTTGGGTAGGCGAACAGGCCTTGCGGCTGCCCGACGCCCGTACCGGTGCAAAACGCCGTGCCCTCGACCCGAGCGAACTTGTCGGCGACCTTGCCGGCGAGCCAGCCTTCGACATCCAGGCTGGCATCGTCGATGAGCTTCTGCGAGATTTTCGGCATGGCGTACATTTCGTGCGCCTGAATCTCGTATTTGCCCACTTGCGGCGTGCCGCTGTCGGAGCGCGCGCCCAGTTCGCTGACCCAGCCGGCGGAGGCTTCGTTGTTGTCGATGATGCCTTCCAGCTTGTCGGTGCTGATGGTCTGCACGGTAGCGAGCTGGCGCATGGTCGACTGCTCGTACACCTTGGACACCATGCGACCCACGGTCGATTCGGGCAGAAGGTAGCCGCCATCGGGATCACTACCAGCTTGCATTGCCTTGCGCTCGTCGGCGGTCAGCGAATCGATCGGCTCGCCGGTCACCACCTTGAAGAAGCCGCTCTTGTAGTGAGTGTAGGCATCTGCATCCAGCGGCGTCGGCGCGGCCTTGCCCTTCGACTGGTATTCGGCGCGCAGCATGGCGTTGAAGCCCTTGACTTCGGCGGCCAGGTCCTTGTCTTCCTTGGTGCCACCGGCGCCGGGCGCGGTCATCTTGGCCATGAAGTCTTCGATCATCTTGCGATCGTCGGCGAGCTTGTCCATGGCGGTGCTGAGGGTGACGAGCTTGGCTTCGAGATCGCCGACGGCTTTGCCGTCTGCCTTGGCCTTGATGAGGTCGTCATTGGCCTTCTTGAATTCGGCCCAGGCGGTGCCCTGGTCTTCGATCAGCTTTTTGATTTCGAGAATTTCACTCATTGCATTTCCTTTCGGCAATAAAAAACCCGCCGAGGCGGGTTCGATGGAGGGCGCGACAGTGATGGTCAGAATTGTTTGAGTCGCGCGGTGAGGGCTGCGGTAACTTGCGTCAAGTCGTCGCCGGCATCGGCGCCGGTGGATTTCTTGATGCGGGCAATGAGGGTCTTCGCCTCATTGCGGGAGAAGCCGCCTGCCTCACGCAGGTAGTCTTCGATTTCGGAAAGGCTGCACAATTCTTCAAGCGATTTGACGCTGGTGACGCGCGCCTTGCCGTTCATGGGGCGCGTGACGGGCGAGACTTCGATCAGGTCGACGCGCTTCAAGCGCCGGCGCGGCTCGTGCGGCTGGCTGCGCGGTATGGATTCCTTGGCGATGTAGCCGATCGACAGGCCGTTGATGGCCGGGCGCGGCTGCATTTTCATGAGCTTGTACATCTCGATGCCGCGCGGGGTATCTGCAAAAGTACCCTCAACCTTGAGGCCGTGTCCGTCTTCGGCAAAATCGGTCCAAACACCAATTGGCGTCAGATCTTCCGTGGTCAGGCCCATGGCGCCATGCTGCGACATCATTGCCGGCCAATCCTGACGGCCGGCCTTGACGTCGGCAAGGAAGGCCGCGAAGGCGCCCGGTTCGATCAGATCGCCGCCGCCATCGACATTGCCGAAGACGGCGCCGTAGCCGGTGAAGCTCATGGCTTCCGTGCCCTTGCCGGGCGAGGCGAACTTGACTTCGATCAAGCCACAATTCAGGTGGTCCATGGTGTCTCCTACGCTGCTCTTTGCAGCAAAAGTTCTTCTTCACGAATCCGCCGGGGCCGATGCACCAGCGTTGCTATTGCCGTAGCGCGACCGGATGAACCGATCGTGCCGCGCGCAAAACCTTGCTTCTTCACTACCTCGGACGGCACACGGATCGCCGCCCTGGGATTAAATCGCGGGCGGTATCCCATCCCACCAGACGTGACAGCGGCGATCTGTGTCACTGCCGTACTGCTCCCGGCAAAACCTGTCGCACCCGTCGCGCTGCCGCTGTGCGCCTCGCCGCCGACGCTGAATGCGGTGGCGGTCGATGCGCCGCCGGCACCCAAGGCGCTGATGGCCGCGCCCTGCCCGCCGTGCTGCGCGGTGTCCGTCGCGGCGCTGCCAGCGCTGCCGCCGACCAATGTCAGCGCGCCCTTATTCAGAACCGCCGTGCCGCCAGCGCCGACTTTCCCGCTGCTGCCGCCGCTCGATGCTTTGGCGGCGAAGGCCGCGCCTTGCTCGCCGACGGCTCCTGCCGCCGCGCCCTTGCCGCCCTTGGCAGATTGTTCGCCGGACGCGATGCCGATCTGCCCCGCTGCCGCGCCGATAGTGGCCGGCGCGCTCGTTGCCGTGGCGGTGCTGGCGGCTGCCTGGCCGAGGCGCGCAGCGGTGTCAGCCGCCGCAGCCTTCTTCGCTGCCGCCGTACCGCCAGCGCCGACTTTCCCGGCGGCGGCGCCGGTGGTCGCCGGGGCGCCACCGCCGACCGACTTGATCTGAATGACCGCCGGGTAGAGCGAGTCGCCAGGCGTGGCAAGGATGAGCGTCCTGCCCTTGAGCGTCCCGCCCTTGAGCGGCGTGTTTGCACGCGGCATGGCTTACTCGCTGACGGTTCGCAGGAATCCGCTGTAATTCGTCGCCGTGGTCGCCGGCTTCGTGACTTCGAGGAACGTCAAACAGGCGCTGTCGAGAATCGGCGTCAGGTTGAGCGCGGTATAGAGCCCGTCATCCACGCAAGCGATGTTGGCAATCGGGCAGGCGTTGATGGCAATCGGATGGCCGATGACGAACGTCACCGTGCCCGTGGCAACCAGTGCCGAGCATTGCATCTGCGTCAACGCCTTGACGCCCGTATCGCCAGCAGCAAGGTCGAGAAACCAGTCGCCGGCAGCAAGATCGACGCCGCCGACTGTGCAAGCCGAAACCCCCGCAAACATCGAAAAGCTATTACCTGTTGCGCTTCCCTGGTCGGTGTACTGGCAGACAGTCCAGTTATGCGCCGTGGCCGGCAGCACCGTGGTCGGGATCATCGGGAAGCAGAAATTTCCGCCGATGTAGTCCACTGCACCAGCTGTACCGTTCTGATACCTCGTCGGGACACCCGTCACCGCCTCCGTCGCAGTGCTGTTCATTGTCTTGGCGACGTGGAACAGGCGGTCGTACAGCAGCAGGCTATTATTTGCTACCGAGGCCGTCAGCGCCCAATTCAGATAGTGACCTGAGTTCGCGGCCCCCAGGTTGCTGAATCCCAGCGCCCCAGTGGTCGCAACTGTGCAAGCGGCTCCCCCCGGAGCAGCAGCCCCGGCACCACCGGCTGGCGGTGTTCCTGCGGCAATCCACAAGTCCTCGCTGTTGCCGATGGCGTTCGCGGCCGTTCCGGCCTTCATGAACATCAGCGTCTGGCCCTTGCCGC